AATCAACGACAACCGCCATAAGTTCACCACGCGGCAATCCTGCGCGATGTTGCTGCAAGAACAGCGGATAGTTTGGCACTACTGCTATCCCACGCACAATGTCCTCGTTCTGCATATTGCGCACATCCACCGTCCACTGCTGCGCGAAATCATTCCATGAGAAATGCAGCTTGTACGGTTCGCCCTCCAGCGTGACTGTTTCGACAAAATCATTAGCGTCAATCATGCTTATCTGTATCATCCCTGCACCTCCTCATAAAATTCTTGAAATGACAGTCGCACAGACAAAAGCAGTTATCTCCTTGCCCGTGAAGATTGTCCCCATATTGCCCATATCTTGAAATGACGTATCAACATCAACAGTCGCGGTATTGTCTACGGTGGTCAACCCTGTGCCAATGTCTTGTTGGTCAGCCGTGCCACCGTCTTTTTCAGACTCACCGCTTTTGCCCTCGGCCTCACCGCTTGTTTGTCCTTCTGGCACATCCTCGGTCTTTGGTTTTACCCTGCGAACATGAACAAAGTCAATCTGCATTTTGTAGCAAAGCCCATCCTCAACCTTACGCGGCAAAGGTGCATGAGTCATTACCATATCTTTGTAAATCGCGTCTGCCGTGGTTACTGTGATAGGCTCGCCATCATTGTAGATTTTCATTATTGCGTTGGTGACTTCGTTCAGCCTGTTTTGATTCGCGCCAAGATTAGAAAAGAACGTCACAGGCGTGGGAGTGCAGACAACCTCCATCGACAACTGCATAGGGTTACGAGTCACATGGTCAGCTACTGGAAAGCCATCCTCAACAGGATATTGCGTAACTTCTGAATCAAAGGTGGTTTCTTTTGACAGGACTACATCAACCTGCAAATCGCCAATTTTAGCAGGCTCGGTTATGTCGCGAGTTATCTTGGGGTATGTTGCCATAATCGAACCTCCTTACCGATACTCACCAATAGCGAAGAATTGACCATTGCCCGCGTTTGTCGCGCCCCACTGGTTAGGCTCCGTAAAAGTGTTGTAATTCGTTTGCGAATTATTGACGGTAGTGCCATTTGCTATAGCCGCGTCTGCTATCCGTTGGGTCAAGTCTGTGTTTACGCCCTGTATCTGCCCTTCCATGCCGATAAATTGCGCAGCCTTGTCAATCAGCCCGCTAAGACCGCCCGCAAGGGTCTGTATTATTGACCCTAGCCCGCCAAGTTTGCCGGCTATCCACTCGATTAATCCAGCTATTTGGTTAAAGATAAAAGCCCACCAGCGATACATCAAAGACAGTGCGCCAACGATAACTTCGCCTATGAGCGTAGCAAGGAATTGTATTAGCGGGGTAAGAGCTACGATTAAGGGCTGTATTGCTTCCCACGCTCCTCTTAGTGATTCAAGGCCTTCTAACATACTGTCAAGCGCAGGCGAGAACCAGGAGACAACCAAATCCCAATTTTCGCCCACGAAGAGAATCACGGAAGCAATAGCGGCCAGTATTGCAAGAATAGGCGCAAGCCCCACACTTAACGCGCCACCCACCGCCGTGAAGATAGGAGCGAGAGCCTCAAAAGCTGTACTAATAGCACTTACCGCAAGCCCAACACCACCTAGGGCAACAAGTAAGGCACCGATAGCGGCAACCGCAACCATAATGCCGCCGACTAACTGAGGATGTTCTTTTGCAAATTCGCCGAACGCTTTAACAAATTTAGTAACAGCTTTAGTAGCAGATGTTATTGCTTTCAAAAAAGCATTGCCGACAATGATTTCAACTTCTTCAACCGACGATTTAAACTCTTTCATTGCACCTTTGGCATTATTGTTCATAGTATTTGCCATTTTTTTAGATGCACCGTTTGAATTGTCAACGGCGTTAGTCATTTTTGCGAAGTCTTCGTCGCTTGCATTAACAACCGCCAAGAAACCAGACATAGCTTCTTGCCCTGCAATAGAGTTTGCCATTTCAGCTTTTTGAGCATCAGTCAAGCCTTTCATTGCATTACGCAAAGCAATCAGCTGTTCGCGGAACGGCTTAACCGTGCCGTCCGCGTTAGTAGCGGACACGCCTAACTGATCAAGAGCCGCCGCAGCTTCTTTCGGAGGCTTAATCATGCGCGTCATGATAGACCGCAACGCAGTACCAGCCATTTCTGACTTGATACCTGCATTAGCCATCAACCCTGCCGCCGCCGCAACATCTTCAAGCGAATAGCCCAAAGCACCTGCGACTGCGCCCGTGTATTTGAACGTTTCGCCCATCATGCTGACATTGGTATTAGCATTTGTGGATGCCGCCGCCATTACATCAGCCATGTGTGAGGCTTGGTCAGCAGACATTCTGAAAGCCGTTAAGTCATCAGAAACAATGTCAGATACCCGCGCCAAATCTTCGCCGGATGCCGCCGCTAAATCCAAAAGCCCCGGCATACCTTTAATGATTTCTTCTGTTTTCCAACCTGCCATGCCCAAATATGCCATGGCCTGCGCCGCTTCTGTTGCGCTGTACTGCGTTGATGCTCCCAACTCCCGCGCTGTGGCTGTCAGCCTTGCCATATCTTCATCTGTGCTGTTCGTTATAGCCTTGACTTTAGACATAGCCTGTTCAAAATCCATTGCGGTACTTATGGGGAGAGCCAACGGCGCAACCATAGCCGCACCTGTTGCCGCAAGTACGCCGGCGTTGTCCGCTAGTGCATTTCCTCCATTACCGCCGCCTTTTGCAGCAGCACTTGCGCCCTTCTGCTTAGTCTGAACATAAGTGGTGACTGTCTTGCCTTGCAAAGAGTTAAGCTGTGTTTTTATACTTTGCAACGCCGTAGTAGCGCGTGTGGTATCAACGTTAATCTTTGCTTTTGTAGGATTTTTGGCGAAGTTATTTAACTGCCGCTTTATTTCCTGCATGGTGCTTTTTACTTTTGATTCACTAGCCTTGTCAATCTGAAATTTGATTTTAGTAATCAGTTCTCTTACTGCACCGCTTGCCATTTAACGCCCTCCTTTCTTCACTTTTTTCATCGCCTTTTCATTGGCGTAATATTCAATGTCATTTTTCATGTCGAGATAATGATTAATCTCCGCAATTTCGGCAAGTGTCACCCTGCCCGAAGTAACATCAGGCAGGGATATCATGCCGCTGTCAATAGCCCTGTAGATAAAGGTTATTCTTCCGAAGTATTCCCCGACACGCCCTGGAACATCGTCTTTATTTCGCTTAATGCCTTTTGGACGCCAGTCGGGACGCTCGAGGACGTGGAAAAATCCAAGAAGTTGACCTCAAACACCTTATAGCAAAGTGCAAGCATATCCCACGGCCTGCCAGTGAATACTGCTTCTAAATCCTCCACAGACACATAAGAGAAGTCCTTTGCGCCCTTCTCCTTGACTGCAATGTATTCGACATTGAGCAGGAGTTTGCAAGCCTGTTCCAGCTTGTCGCCGTCTACAGTCTCGGCAATGTTGGCAAGTGCGCCGCCAACAGCTGAAACGACCTCTGCATTTTCGCTAGAATCGTTCAGCCCTGCCGCCGCACCACCAAGAGCAGGGATGATGAGTTTCTGCAAATCGCCCAAGACTTTCATTGCCTTGAAAGGCGACATCTGGCGAATACTAAACTCGTATTCGCCCTGTTTCCATTTTGTAATTTTGCCGCCATCAAACATAATTAGTCATTGCCTCCGATAATCGGATTAAGTACTCTGCCCGTCTCAAGCTCCCAATCGTTGGTTTCAATGCCACGGCCACGAGTAGACTCCGGCCAATTCGTCACCCATGCTTGCTCTGCGCTAAACAACGTATCACCGGACAAGTCTTTAATCATAAGAGGCATGAGGAAAGAGCCAGTCACGCGGTCAGCATTGTGCACCTTGGACAGATAGGTGTTAGATTTGCTCGTATATGCGAGATGAAACGTAATCGTGAACGTGTCGTTCGGGTCAATCGCACGCGCTACTTCACCATCCGCACCAACGTATTTCGTGAAGCCTTCGCCGTGAGGCGCAATCGTAATCATTTCATCTTCTGCAAATCCCGTAATCGTAGAAGTGCCGAACACCACGACAACTTTTTTCGGGTCGTAGGTCAGCACGCCCTTAGTCAATACGCCCATTTTCTAGCCCTCCTTTAAGCCGTAGCACCGCCGACAATGAGATTTTCATACGTCAGCGAACCAACAATCTCGACAACATGGATAGCACCCGCCAGCCGTGCAGTAAAGCGCACATCCTGCAAGACGCGAGAGGCTTTCTGATTTGCGCTAATCGAAGAAGAAAGCGGTACACTGATAGTGTACCCTAAATTCTCAT